GCGCGTATTCCTGCGGGTTTTCAAGCACGTACTCAAGCGTTTTAACCATCTGCCCGATGATCTCAGGGGTCACTCCGGGCATGTTTGAAATGCGGGCCTCAGCCATGTCAACGCCCCGGGCTATTTCCGGGTTCTGTTGTGCGTATTCAATGAGTTTGTTTTTGTCAATCATTTCTGACCTCTGTACCAATTGTGTGAGTAAAAATCTTCTACCAAAAAGCCGTAAATACACAAGTCGTCGTCTTTAAAAGCCCGGCGCATCACGCCTTCCAATTTAAATCCAATATGCTCATCAAAGCGGCGAGCAGCTGTGTTTTTTGATCGCACCAAACCAGTCACCCTAAGAACTTGAAACCGTTCAAACGCAAATTCAAAAACTGATCTGAACATTCGTATCGCCTCTTTAGGGGAGGCCCACTCGGCACCCTCTACCGCAGCCGTGTGCATGTCTACGTTAGTTTCAGTAAAGTTAGACAAAACAACCACAAAAAGAAAGTCACCATTGGAGTCAACCGCTGAAAGAGCCCTGCAAAACCCAACGGGGTTTTCAATCTTAAGGACACTCTTTGCCCAATCAATTGCCTCTTCCTCGCGCTCAACGCCTATGTACTTCATGACAGCGCGCCAACTAGCCTTTCGGCCCATTCTTTCCAATTGTTAAAACCGTAAGGGTTCGGCAGGTTCCCCGCAATAGCCGTATTGTTCAAAAACTGCACCCCCCAGTCCTGCCACTGGTCCGGGTCTTCCAGCCGCCCAAAAGAGCCGAAGGCGTCGAGGTCGATGATGACCTGCGAGGACCAGTCCAGTAGCTCCATATTGGTGGGCAGCGTAATGATCATCCGAGCACCGTTTTGTCGCCCGGCTCAATGTGGCCAATTATCTGTCCCATTTGGTAGTCGCCGTACAGCGCGTTGGACTCAAAACGCACACGCAACTCGCGGCGCTGCTCTTTAAGCATGACAATCTGCTCAAATGGCTGGCTGGCCTGCTCTTGAAACGTAAAAATTGGGCCAACCACCTCAGGCGCGCGGGCGTTGGCGCGGCCGGTGACTTGCACAGTCATCGGGCCTTTCTGCACAAAGTCCGGCTCAATAGTGGTGATGCGCAAATAGCCGTCCTGCCCCTGCGCCACAGAGGAAAGGTCGGCCGTCTCAAAAAATGACTGGATTGGCGCAGCCAAGGTGCCGTCAATCTTATCAACACCCTGCTCATGGACCCAAGTGCGGTAGCCGCTAGCAGCGGGTATGGCGTCGATGAGAATGGGCGCCATAAAGGCGTTGTTGTAGCCCCCTGCAGATCGGCCAGACTCCGGCAACGCCGTGTCGTACCAAGTGTTCTCGCGCACGTTGTAGATCACCGCGTGGGTGCATTCGGTGGCGTCGCCCTTTGGGTAGCACCACCAGATCTCGCCGAAGCGCGGCACCTTGTAGGCAAACACCTTGCTGTGCTGCTGAGGGTTCAAGCCCTCAAGAAAGTAGTTGATATTCAGCTGGTTGGGCACATCGCGCACCACGCCGTTAAACATGAAGAAGCGGTCAACGCCGGCCCAGTAAAAAATGCCTTCGTAATCCACCACCGAGTCGGCCGACAAAATAGAGGTGTCAGAGGCTATGACGTCAAACTGAAACACAGTGGCTCCACCCGAGAAAGTGGCGCGAATCACCGCGTCGTAGGCCCAAAAGATGCCAGCCGGAGCTGAACCCGAACCCGCGCGCAAAGGCATGCCCTTGACAATCTTTTGGCTCCAGACCCTAGCAATGCCCGAGCCCGAGCCGATGAGGTTTGTGGGCTCGCCAGGCACAGACCAGCCGATAATGCCGGCCGTGCCGTAGTAAAACAGGTACGGATGCAGGGCCACTATTCCGCCAGTAGCATTTGCGCCGGCCGGGAGCTGAACACTTTTTAAGGCCGCCGTGCCCAGCAGGTCGCCGTAGAAAATCTGCCCGCCCAGGTCGTTGCACAGGCACAGGCCGTTGGGTGAGACATGAGCCAGTAGCGCGTTGTAGGAGGTTGAAGAGTCGAACACGGCCTGGAACATCCAGCGGTTTGCGGCGGACTCAACCAGTGCATCTGAGCCGCCAGCCATGTCGGTCCCGCTGGCTGTAATGGTGGTGGTGGACGCGATCACCACGTAATTGTTGGTTTGCACCCCCGCCGTCAAAGCCGTGATCGTAATTACCGGGCCGACAGCCGCCGCCGTGTAATCAGGCACGGAAATGTGCGAGTTAATGTTTGTGGCGACCGCCGCTGCCGTTGCGTCTAGGTCTGTGGTGAACGAGACCGCACCAGACATGATCTGCACGCCGTTGACCGTGATCCCGTCAACCGAGCCCGAAGCCCCACCGGTCAGCGTCACCGAGCCGGTCGCGGCCACCGACACAGGCGTGCGGCTGATGATGAGGCTGGAGTTCTTGCTGGCGTCAATGGTAAACCGCTCCAGCGTTGAAGGGCCGCCGCTGTGGCAGTACTGCAACAACTGCTGCGTAAAGCTCATAAAGCCGCGTGAAATTTCCGCCAGGTATTTGGAGATCGAACGGTAGCCGCCAATCTTGCGTGGCAGGCCACGTTGAAACCGCACCCACTGCCCGTCGGTGTAAAAGTCACCATCAAACTTGGTGCCATCCCGCTTGATGCCGGGCTGCGAGCGCAGGATTTGGGTGGGCATTAGAACGTTCCGCCCACCACCACACCCGAGGGAGCAATACCTAGGGCCACATAAGCTGCCGGTCCGTCAACAGCGATAAACACCGCGTCGCCAACCGCCGTAGCACCCAGGTTGATTCGAGCGGCGCCGTCTGTGGTGGCTCCGGTACCGCCGTCGGAAACCTCAATCGGCACAGCCAGGCCGCCCGTGTCCGCATTGACCACGTCTGTACCGTCTGAGTACAAAATAGAGCGCGAACCGCTTTCCACCAAAACGCCCGACCCTGCTGAGGTTTTGATTGTGAAGTTGTACGCGCCCGTAGTCTGGTTGTTGACCCAATACTGCTGGACGGTGGCCGGGACGATGATCGTGCGGTTGCCGGTCAGCGTGCCGGAGAACGCGTAGGCGATCCGGTTCAACTCGGTACCGGTCAGCGTGTAGTCGCCAACGCCTGACACGTCAATGGAGGTGTAATCAAAGGCAAAAATTGCAGACTTGCCAAAGCCGATGGTGAAGTAGTTTGCGCCGTCGGTCACGATGATGGCAGACTCGCCAGGCTGGAATGAAAGCGTCGCAGCGCCGTCGATCAGCGGCGTGCCTGATGGGTTGGCCGCGATTGCGCCTGATCCCGAGTTGCGCAGATAGGCAAACCAGTTGTCCCCCACGGTCGTCGGGGCTGGCAGGGTCAGCGTGCCGCCCGAGCCGGTCCAGACAAACATCCGGGCACGGTCTTGGACCCCTGCGGAATAGTTGCTGTTGAACTGCGTAACAGGCACCGATTGCGAAAGCAAGGTGCCGGTGGCCACGATGCCGTTGCCGGCCAGCGATGAGGCGTTGACCTGAGAGGTGGCCGCGCCGTACTGCAGCGCCACCCAAACGCCGCCAGCCGTGCTGTTGTCGGTCAGGTAAATCTGCCAAAGCGTGCCAGGGGCTACGGTTACCACCTGCACAGCGGAGGCGTTCAGCACCGTGAAAGTGTGAGCACCTTTGTTGTTGAACAGGATCGTCTGGCCGGTACCGGTTTTGTTTGCCGGTGGCAGCGTGATCGCAAGGCCCGCAGACGCTGGGGAGACGTCTATGATTTTTGTGGCCAGGTTCTGGCTGGTCGAGGTCTCATCGGGCCAGCTGAGCGTGATGTTGGCGGCCAGGGCAAAGCTGCTGTAATCCACCTCGCTTGGGTAGATATTGGCACCCCCAAAAGTGTCGGTGTATGTGGTCATGCTTCTGTCCTCTGGGCGCTGCGGTCCATAATTTTCTTGAGGTCTTCGCCGTTGAGCGCTTGGGCCGCGCGGTCATACATTGCCTGCCAGGTCTGGATGCGCTCGTCCTTTTTGAGGAACGGCGAGGCCTCCAGCAGCGTGGCGTAGGTCAGCAGATCGGGGGCGTACTCGGTGATCCAGTTGGTCTGGAAGTCGTCCCCCAAAAAGCGTGGCTGCTCGTAGTACAAAATCTCAAGCGTGCTCGCGGCAACCGGCGTGGGCGTGATCAGCCAGTGGTTGTAGTCGTAGTCGGCGTAGAACTGAGGGGCCGCTGTTTCAGCCTCATTGGGCCAGTAGCTGCGGCAGTACTCATAGGCGCGCGCAAAAATAGGCACCCCGTTCACCGTCATGCTGATCGTGTCGCGCCAGCGGTCGGGCTTGCGGTATGTGGCGACTCCAATTTGCAGCGGGGTCTGAACGGCGCGTATAAAGCCCTGAATCTTCAGCTCGCGGGAAATGCGGCGCTCGCCCAGCGTAATCAGCCGGGGCATCTGCTCGTAAACGATCTGATCGCTCTCGGCAGTAAAGCCTCGTTCGAGGTAACGGCGAACGTCCTCGAGCAGGCTTGTGTAGGTCATCGTGTAGCTCATGTGCTCTCCGTGGTGGATGAGCCGCTGATGCAGCGTGCGCCGGGTTTGTGAATTATAACCTTGAATCCGCCCAAGTTTGAGTAATCAAGGCCTCGGGTGATTCCGGCTTTCATGCCGTTAGTTGTTTGGATAGTTCGCTGACTTCGGCGACTCGGCGGCCCCAGCCTCGGCCAAAAGTGTCCCAAGTGGATAGGTTTTTCAGAAACTCTAGCCGCTTGGCTTGGTAGACCTGAATGGAGTCGGCAACCAAGTGGCCTTGCACAGCTTTAAGCGTGGCAGGGCCGATGATGCCATCAGGAACAGCGCCTACAGCGCTTTGCAGCCACTTCGCTGCACGGCTTGGGCCTGAGTTAACCGCAGCGTCAAAGACCACGTAATCAAGTCCTGCGGGCAAGTCGTCGCCTTTAATCTTGTCCCAGTACATCTGCTTGTACATTGGCCCGATCAGCTTTGGCGTAAGCGATCGCATTTCGGCTTCATCAACTTCGCGTCTAATCCAGTTCTCCCAGGTGCGCTTGGTAACTCCAAGGTTCGTCATACCACCTGGATCGCTAGGATGATCCGA